GTGTTACTGTGTTAAAATCCTGTAATCTTGCCATTGTTACTTCTCCTTTTCTTCCATTATAGCATTTAGCTTTTCTTCCAATGCCTGTATTCGTTTTTCCTGCTTTTTAATGATGTCTTGCAGGTAAGGTATCATGCCAATATAATTGAGGCTTGCCGTTGTTTCCTCGGTTTCGGGTGTAACAAGGTTGGGTAGAACTTCGGAAACGTCCTCGGCAATAAAACCGCGTTGGTCTGTTCCCCTTGATTCGTCGATGTAGTCGAAGGAAACCGCATCAAGTAACAGAATTTTTTCTGCGTCCTCAATCGGCTTGATATTCTTCTTGACCTTACGGCTTGAACTTTGGTCGACCTGTACGCAAGAAACGTGTCCATTGTAACCGAGCAACATAACGTTTCGATCGCCATTGGCGTTGTAGACGTAGACCATGCCCGAATTTTCGTAAAGCCAATTAGTAACTCGGTTGTTACCACTGGCGTTGCATACTCCGATAGAACCACCATAAGTAATAATGTTGCCGGAACTTCCGTTCAGTCTGATTGTTGAAACCTGCGAACTATTTTTAAGTTGCATTTGACCTGAATTGGAATTGTCCCAAATCTCCGCAACTTCTTGCGATGAACTGTTAGTCAAAGCGAAATGCGTTCCCGTTGAAGGATATTTGAAATAACCTTTTGGGTTTCCGCTCGAATCTTGTAACAAGAACTCGTCTTTTGCCTTGAATTTCTTTGCGGTAACAAGTCCCGCACTCGTAACGGTCAAATTGTCCGCATCAATCGACAACGTGTTCGACTTAAAGGCAATCGTTCCCGAAGTGATTTCGACGGAATGCGTGTCCGCTGCGAACTTCGTTCTGACCTCGGAATTTCCGACCTTGCCTGCAAGTCCGGTGTCAGTATAAGATTTAGAGTTATTATAAGCATCATTCGCCTTTGTTGTGGCATCAGATGCAGCTGTTGTAATGGCAGAATTCTTCGCATTATCAGCCTTTGTCGTTGCGTCTGCCGAAGCGGTAGATATTGCATTTGATTGAGCATTGTTTATAGCGGTACCGATATTTGTTGTGGATCCGCCAATAACAAGCGTGGCTGCACTCAAATTACCTTTAAATATAGCATTACCGTTTGCATCAAGTGTGAACTGTGTGCTGTCAATTAAAAGCGTATTACTCTTAAATTTAACAGTTCCTGATTGTATTTCTATTGAATGATTATCAGCTGCAAACTTTGTCCTGATCTCATTATTTCCGACTTTCCCGGCTAAACCAGTATCGGTATAATCTTTTGCTGTTGAAATCGCATTTGTTTGAGCATTATTAGCTTTTGTTGTTGCATCAGAAGAAGCTGTGTTAATTGCTGAATCCTTTGCATTATTTGCTTTATTCGTGGCATCAATTGCAGCTGCAGATATCGCACCTGATTCAGCGTCACTTATAGCATCACCAATGCCAACAAATTCACCACCGATATTCAATGAAGCACCTGTAATATTACCTGCAAAGGTGGCATTACCGCTTGCGTCAAGGGTGAACTTACTGGAATTAACAACAAGGCTGTTAGAATCAAATCTGATCTGTCCGCTGTCAATCAGGATCGAGGATGAGCGGTTGCTCATATCCGTTCCCATCTTGCCGTTCATTTGAGCATTAACAACCGATGTATCAGCCTTCAAAAGAATGGCCTGTGCATTCTGCTGGATCTGTGTTCCCTGTGTCGTAACTGTTCCTGACAGCGAGTTGAAATCTGTCTGCGACACCTTTGAAGATATTTCATCAGCTAATACTTGGAATTGAGAAGAGATAGCGTAAGGCTTATATATCTCACTCTCACCGATAAGTTTAACAATATTGGATCCAATGATCTGAATATCATTACCGCTGTAATCCTGAATGACAGTATAGGAATAATCTTCAAGGTTTTCTTCCGTGATAATGGCAATGCAGATGCATCTTATTGTTGCACCGTAATCAGCTGAATCCCTTGCAACAGTTATTGAGTCTGTTCCTGTTGCTATTTCAGTTATTCCGCTTTCTTTTACAAGTTGCCATACAAAAACTGCATTATAAGTTGATGTAACATCCGTGACACCTTTGAGAAGCTTTACCGTATAGGTAACATTCATTGATGTTCCATCATCATCATTTTCGATAGCAAGCCACAATCCGTCAAATCCAGAAGGCCCCTGAATTCTTCCGACATCCTTCCATGTATTTGTATCGACATCCCAGACAACAAGATCAGCAGGTGTGCCAACCATGTAAGCATCGCCTTCTTCGCCTGTCGGATGTGCAGCGATCAAGTCCGCCATCGTATTATAGGTGCCTTTAATTGTAAAACTCTTACCGTCTTCTCCATCAGCTCCTTTTGCACCTTTTACCGATACACCATAGCTTGTACTCTCCTGACCGTTAGCATAGGTATAAACGGTCCTTGACCACAAATAAGGCTGTTGGTCTGTCGGTGTTGTCGGTGCATTTAAAGGAAATGCAGAAGGAATAACAGTGCCGGAATTAGACAAAGCATACTTTGTTTCAACCGAAGTCTGAACAAGGCTGTCAAGTGTGCTTCCTACATCCTGCCCTGATAATGTAATTGCCGGAGCAGTGATTGTTCCAGCGTCAAGATCAATCTGTAATTGATTATTTGTTGAAGCGATCAAGCCTGTCCTAACACGATTGGCTGACATGGAACCAGTCGTCACGAAATCAGCAACAATTTCTCCACTGGAAGTTATGGCTAATCCATACGGTCCAGCGTAAGAGGTGGCATACCCGAGGCCCTGCTGGTTCCATCGCCAGATGCGAGTCGCTGTGCTGATGTCTGGTGTATTCATTATAAGGATTTCATCAGGTTCACCATCACCGTTGCTGTCATGAATTACTACATAACCGCCAAGATTGCCGGTGATAAGCTTTGTGGCTCTATCAACAGCTTCAGCAAGGTAAGATTTATTTGGCTTTTCTGCTATCTCATTATTGGTCTGAATTATGGTGTCTGTAATATTGGTTTTTGGATCACCAAATTCTGTTTCAATATATTTTTCTCTGATACAATCAAAAACAGTTCTAATACACTTGACCTGAGTTCTGGTAATACCTAAAGCTTCATAATAGATTGAAACGGTATCACAAAGGTCAACCCTGTTTGCAAGTTCACCGCTCTGAACAAAGTCAAGCTTAATATTATCTGTCGGGACCGTAAGATTATTATTATCAATGTAATTCTGTGTTTTTGTTGTCAGCTGTTGCGTTGTCGGTGGATCTTCATAATCACCTGATGCATCAATAATCAAAGTCTTTTCAACATCAAGCGTTAATCCTGTCGGCAACTTACTGCCGATAACCGTTGCATCTTCACTCTGCCAGAAGCAAAGCACATGCGTATAAAGATTTGAAGTGTCGATCTCTTGCGACAGCTCCAAAAGATTTTTCTTATATCTGATAGTGACACCCCTATCGGATCCACGATGAAGTTTTAAATTACAATTAAAATTATCGTAATGCCATTCACCTGTGCCATAAACATCAAGCAGGCTTCCTGCCTTACCACCAAACCATGAACGGACCGAAGACGGTGATGTAATGTTAAAACTACCGCTTGCAGTTTTGTCTGTCGTTATCGTGTAACCGCCTGCGGAATTCTGCAATAAAGCACAAGCAGCAGCTGCGGAATTAGCTGTGCCTGATGTAATAGGAAGACCTGATAACAAGTAAGAAATGTGCTTACAGAAAACCGTAAATACACCATTCATAACCTTGCTTATGCGGTCAATATAAAAAAGCTGTGGATTGTCAGTAAAATTAGGCTTTACTTTTATAACACGAAGCCTTGAAATATCTTGTGCATGAATACCGCTGAACGGATATTCAAATGTTACTTCAAAGATTCCATTTCTTTCTTCCTCGCAATTACAACTGATTGCATCGGAAAGAACACCTAATCCGTTATTTTGAGGAACTACACCGACATTTATGCCTTCATATAATATCGGAAACATAAAACCTCCTTATATTGTGAACCATTTAGGCACGATTTTGCAGCTTGTAATACCACCTGTGAATGAAATAGTATTGCTTCCCGGTTTCAGAACAGGAAATTCACCTGTCATAAGATTGTCCTTATTTTCAGAAGACAACCTATATACATTCATTGTATCACAATCAATATAAAGGTAATCCGTGATGCCAGTGAAGGACATTGTTACACCTGCGACAGTTAAGGTTCCGCTTCCGCTTCCTGTTATCTTGATTAAAGGTTTTGAATTAAACTTTGTCGGGTTCGAGATTGTGCTGCCGGATGCAACAGTAACTTCTGTACTCCCGGAATTAAGAAAGTTTTCTGCTCTGCATCTGAAAGAGACAGTGAATGTTCCCACTCTGGTCTTTTTATTTTCAATGTCGAAAGGGCCTTGAAAATAAGCAAGCCTGTAATAATTAGGTTCGTAATCATCAACTAATGTCTGCCATCCTTCTTTATAAAGGACAGCTGAAACATTGTTTAATTGGTCATAGACGGAATCTTCCGATCCGTCACCAACAAAGAAGCTGTAAGGCTGGTCATAGCATTCCCATGCATCTTCCATTTCGACAACTTCTCTATTGGTTCCCGGTATCGGTTGAACCGTCATTTTGCGAACAGGCTTAACCTTATTAGGAACAGATGCAAGATAAGCAGGAATGACTTCACCACCAAAGGTAATTCTTCTATTTAACAAATCAAGCATATACTTTCTCCTTATCGTTAATCAGGTTCTGCAGTTCTCTTGATACTTCTTTAGCCAGTGTTCTTACATCCTGTCCTGCTGCACCGTAAACATTAATCGTGATAGGTCTTGAACCGACACCGATTGCCTGCTTCATCATAGACATAAGCTTGTCAGTGCCTACAATTACTTCAGAACCGCTTTCACCGCCACCAAGTAACTTATTACCAGCTGCACCGAAGATAGTGGCAGAATCAAGGAAATAAGGCTCATTCATAGCCTTTTTATACCATTGAATACTTACGCTCGGAAGCGAACCCTGACCGCCAAAACCCCACGGAGCCTCACCGCCTGAAACGCTGAAATGAGGAAGTTTAGGCTTTGGCAATTGCCAATCAAACTTAAAGAAATTCTTGAAGGCTTCAACTGCATTTTTAATCGTGGTTTTTGCATTCTCGAATGTCTGACTTATATCATTTTTAACCTTTGTTCCGAAGCCTGTAACAGCTGTGAATACATTGTTGAAACCAGTCTTAAATTTATTCCAAAGATTACTGAAAAAGGCTCCAACATCAGAAAGCAAAGAACCGTCAAATATGCGTGTAAACCAGCTTAAGACATCCTTTCCAAATGTCTCTAATCCACCGAACAGACTTGTTAGACTGTCGATAACCTCATCATAAGACATGCCCATCAATCCGGTAATTGAACCTAAAACTGAAACGGCAAGGGCACCAAGAATCTGTAAAACGGCATCAATCAGCATCGGCCCTTCACCCTGAAGCGTTAAGATGATATTTCCGATCAATTCAGGGATCATACCTACCAGCTCCGGGGTTGCCTGTGCAAGACCTGTGATTAATCCGACAATAATCTGAATTCCGCCTTCGAGAAGCGGTTTTGCAACCTCCGGCTGTGTCAAAGTGCTGACCAAAGTATGAATTACAGAAACGATAGCAGGAATTACCTGATCCGCATTCTGGGCAAGTCCGTCTGTCAGCTGAATCAGTATGCCTGCACCTGTTTCTATGATCTCATCGGCATGATCTAACAGTGAACCGCCAATGGTTTCAATTACAGAAAAAGCAGCAGGTAAAATCTGATCCAAATTAGAAATTATACCTGTACCAATTTCGTTGATTGCCTCCGCTCCAGATCTCAACAGAGTCGGTAAATTTTTGGTGATCGCAGATGCCAGAGAAGTCAGAATGGTACCGCCAACTTTTACGAAAATCGGTGTCACTTCTGACATTTTGCTCGCAAGTTTATCTACACCTTCTTCAACCTTTGCAAGACCTGATTCTGATTTCCCGGAGAATATTAAAGACAATCCATCCATGACAGTTGATAATGATGGCAGGAATTGCGACATCATATTATTCTTAAAGCCTGCCATAGTATTCTGCATTGTTGTTAAGCTGTCTTGGAAGCTTGCAGACGCTTTAACGGCATCGTCACTCATGACCATTCCGTATTCATTGGCATTCTTAATTAATTCCTTTGTTTCTTCATTTGTCATGTTAAACAAAGGTGTTAATTCCTGTCCTGATCTACCAAACAGGTCATTCGCCAGTGCAGCTCTTTCAGTGCTTTCTTCAAGATTCTGGAATCCGTAAATAGCATTCTCAAAAACTTCTTCTCTTGTCATTGTCTGAAGATCTTCAAAGGACATTCCCAATGCTTCAAACATTGCAAGAGCAGATTCAGATCCGTTTTTTGCTTCATCCAGCTTATTCGTCATTGTCTTCATGCCCACAGACATGTTAGACATTGAGGTTCCGGCTATATTCAAGACATAATCGAATTCCTGATATTTCGAAATGGACAATCCGAGCTTCTGAGAATTTTTTTCGATTTCATCACCGTAACGAGCTACATCTGCAGCACCTTCAACGAAAGCCTTTGTTCCTGCCACTGTTGCAGCGGTTGTTGCAGCTACCGCTGCCGTTGCAACACCTGCAGCAGCACCGATTCCTGTTTTCAGCTTACTTCCAAAGCTTTCACTTTTCTTTTCGGATTTATCTAAATTTTCATCATATTCAGATGTGTCTAATCCAAGCTTGGCAAATAATTCAAATACATTCATATATCTTCACCACTAAGAGCAATGCTCTTATTAACCATTCTGTTGATAATATCATCAGGGGTTTCTGTTTTTACCTCAATATTGCCTTCTTCCATTTGTTGCAATATTTCCCTTACTTTCAAAGCGAACATATTACCATGATCTTCGTCTTTTTCAGGATCAGTAAATATGTGCTGAATGAAAAACAGCGAATCGGAGACATAATTCTTATATGCCTCTGACCGCTGTTCCATTTCATATTTGGCTTTACAGTAATTTAAGAATTTTCTGACTGTTCGCTCGCCTCGGTATTCTCCATAGCAGATCCAGATGAGGCTTCTTCCGTATTCTGAACCTGCGAGATAAAAAGGTTTTGTCCTGCCTCTGAATACATACCTATTGCAGATAAAAGAACCATCGGAGTGGCAAAAGGATTAACAACAAACTCGTCTTCCTTTTTCTCACTGAGTATTGCAGCAATCTGAATTGTTTCCTTTTTATGATGCTTACAAGCGTATTTAATCGCTTCAGTAATGTTGCTCATAAAAAGCTTGGTGAATTCTGGATCCTTCATCAGCTCGAAGTAAGGATCTAAAATATCAGCCATAATATCAAGCGATTTTTCGTTCAGTTCTTTTCTGAGGTCATTATCAGCCATAAAAATCCTTTCTTATGCTTTAGCCTTCTCCGGCTGCGGTAACGGTAACGGTGCAGAGTGCAGAATATGTAACATCATCTTCAATGAACTTTGCAAGAATCTGTGTAGTGCCTTCTGCAACACCTGTAACAACACCTGCTGCGACAGTTGCAACATCCGTATCAAGTGACTGCCAAGAAACTGATGCAAGAGCCGGAACTGTTGTTGCTGTGATAGTTGCCGTATTGCCTGCCGGTACAGAAAGACTGTACTTATCAAGAACGATAGAATTGGCTTCATCGTCACCTTCTACAACATAGAAGATCATAGGCACTGTATCAATTGCATTCATTGAGAAGTGGCCCATGAGCGTAAATGCAGTCTGTCCTTTACCTTTCTTTGTTGTCTTAAGAGAAAGACCATCTGTGGAGAGTACATTAAGGAGCTGGCAGCAAACAAAACCACCATCTGCCATGTCACCTATCCACCACAAAGAGGAAATGAAATCAGAAATCTGCAATTCGCTTCTTGGTGTGATTCTGGTATTATCGCTCTGATCGATATCAGCTGCACCAATAAGCATTTTAATCTTTGATGCTGAATAATCGAGAGATGTACCTGTAATGGAGCAGTCGATTGAATCAACCTTCTTGCCTTCCATAGTATTGTTCGGCACATTGTCGATGTCCTCAAAATAATCCTTATAATTGTATTTAAGTATAGGATTAATACCGCCTGTGGTCGTGAACAGGATCTTTGAGCGGTCAAGAATAGGATTGGCAGGATTGAAATCTGAAACGATTACACCTGCTTCAACCTGTATCTTTTTGAAAGCATCAATCATTACCTGTGTAAATCTCTTTGCCATTTTAAGATTCTCCTTTTTTAATTTTTAGTGAGGAATTCGACACCGAGATTTAATAAATATCTCTTAACAGTGCGGTCTTCTTCTGCCATTCGCTGTGCAAAAGGTGTTCCTTTAGTCACATACATGTAACCATCATCAAGCTTTATTGGCTGCATATCTTCGATATAAGCAGCAATCCCGGTCAACTTGTAATCAATATCATTCCATGATGTGTCACGATACCAGAGCGAAGCTGTGGGATATACAGGAGCATCTAAATCATCCAAAATTACCTGATAGGTAATATATGGCATTTTAGCATCATCCGGAACCGATGTTTCATCGTATGCCGGAAGACCAAAACTGCTCCACAAACTGTAATAAGCCTGCTGTTTATCCATTCTGCTTCTCCGTTGCCGGAATGGTCCATTCTTCTGCTTCAACCTGTCTTATATCAAGAGAAGAGCTTGCAGGAGTGTAATTATCATCCCCGTCAGATGTTACCCTAAAAATCTTACCATCACGATCTCGCTTAACGACATCATGATATTGAAGATTTATAGCTTTTTTGGTCGTGAGGATAAATCTGTTTTCTGTTCCTGCCTGCTCTGCAATTCTTGCCTGAGTTGATGTGTCAAACGAATAAGCAACTTTGATTTCAGCTCCTTCTTTGTAGGTAGTAATCACACCGCCTCTTCCGTCAGGGCCTGTTGTCTTATCCATAATGTAGGATTTCTCCATTGCATTATCAACTAAACTCACGGCATACCTCTCAATCTCCTATAAGGAATGAGCCTTGTAGCAAATACAGCCTGCCAGCTGTTAGAATTTAATCCATTCGCTGAACTGCCTGCAGAGTCCTTACTATAAGAATAATTGTTGAAACTTTCAGAATTGAAAGGAGACATATTCTCCGAATCAACCGAACCATACTTAGCTTGCCAATTGCCTATTTCCGAAGCAAGGTCAATGACCGTCTGTGGGACAGCCATTGACCATATCTGACCTTCGAATTCCTCGTCTTTGAGGCCTGTTACCGGGTACTTATAGACTCCATCATTGAGGTCACTTCCGAGAATGCGGAAATACTGTCCATTCTTCAAGAAATCAACAGTAAATGTACCGCCTGAGATCGTCATCTTAACATTTCTCTTGGTTCTCCAAAAGTAATTATTCAAATACGCACAAAGTTCTGTAAGTACCTTTTCCATCTCAGTTTCCTCTAATAGTCATAGCAGTCACCTTAACCCTCTCCCTGTTCAAACTTGAAATTAAGCTTGAAAGTCTGCGTTGTCTTGTGGCCATCTTTGCTCTGAATGAGCTTAAGAGACTGACTGTTGCTTGAAATCTTGAATACACCGTTCCTGTCTGTGTCCGAAATGCACTCAACAGGCTCCATGCCAGAAGCAGAAGGAATAAGACCAACCTTGAGGCTTGTAACACCAGCTTCGGGATTGCTCCACTTAAGAGCTGCAAAATAACCGTCTCCAGCAAGAGGACCATCAGGTGAAAGACCGCCTTCCATAAAAAGAAGCGTACCGGAAATTGTATCACCTTCAACTGTTACTCCAGACTGGAAATCTGCAGGTGTCTTGTCAGTCCACGGATATGTTGCCCCTGCCAAATCTGACTGCAATGTCAGGGGCTTAATAGGGTTTGCGTCGATGGTAACGATTGCGACACCATCCGCATATTCCATCCAAAGCTTCATGCCCATGAGAGCGAAGGATTCGCCAACAGCTGTTCCATAGTTGCCCTGTGCGTGGAATCCGATAAGGTTTGTAACTCCGTCTGTCGTGTAAACAAGACCAAGCTTAGCAAACTCTGTAGAAGGATCGATTGCATAAGCAATAAGGTTCTCCGCAGGAATAGCTACAACTGTTCCCTTGTCGATCTCGGAAGTAACGATAACTGTTGAAGCACCAAGGAAATCCTTGATATAGTCAAGACCGAATGCTGTCTGAATAGTAACATTAGCACCGCCAAGGTATTCATAAAGATCAAGAGTATTGACAAAAACAACAATATTTGTGCTGTTCTTTTTCATTTTCTTGAATTTATCCTTAACCTTACCGATAGCCATAGCAACAGCCATCTGGAATGTAGGATAAGTTGCTGTCATAGCATGAGAATCGTCTGCAATAGCTGTATAGAAGCTATCAAGAACCTGTCCCTGAAGTTCATCCAGAAATGCATCGTCAGACTTCTCGACTGCTACAGTAACACCATACTTGTCAACATCCTCAACAGGAACAGCCTTTGCATACTTCTTAAGTGTAAGATCTGCATAGTTTACCTGCTGAATTGTAGCCTTGGAATAAGGAATTACATTACCGGGATCAACATTACCATCTTCAAGAGCAACGGAAGCAATATAGGACTTCAATACCGTGCCTGCTTCCTTGATGATCGGTCTGGAAATGCCGAGAACATTCTGTAACTCTTCCCATGTCTTACCAAAACGAGAGACGAAATCAAGCTCACGAGCTGCTACGTCTACATAGACATTAGGAAGACTGTCTCTCGGCTGTGTTAAAGTTTCAACTTTTGTTGCTGCCATAATTAAGCTCCTTTATTATTTGCTTCGATATAGGACTTCCAAGCTTCCTGACGCTCTGCCGTGTCCTTTATCTTGAGAATTTCTTCACGGCTCTTAACGGCATTATTAGAACCGGAAGGCGGATTCGGTACACTTGCACCTTTGGTCTGAGTAGTCTGAATAAAATCAGACCATTCTTCCTTAATGCTTGTTTTGATCTTATCCGCATCTTTGACTTTTCCTTCAGCGTCAAATTCGATACTGTCAATATCGGAAACTTTGAGAACTGCATCAATCCTCTTTTCAGAAATGCCTGCATCTTTAAGAAGCTGTCTGTAAGCAGATTCCTTCTTTGACTTGGTTTCCTTAGCAGAAATATCATTTTTGTAATTCTCAAATTCTTCCTTCAAAGCATCATATTTGACTTTGTAAGGATTCTTTTCGCCATTTTTCTCGGCTTCTTTCTCGGCTTCTTTGTACTTGTTCAACTGTGTCTGAGCATCATCGTACTTTTCAGCCTTTTCTTTGAATTCGTCTCTTTCAGTGATTATTTCATTAAGAACTTCCTTGTGTCTTTCACAGATAAGATCTGCCTTGTCATCGTCAATTCCCAGTCCTGCAAGAAACTTTTTCGAAAGTGTTGACATTTTTTCGTCTCCTTTGTGTCGGTGAAATTTGTGTTATTCATTAGACTTATAGATATTTATTTTTATAACACAAATGAAAATCGTTTGCAAATTGTGAAAATGAAAATAAAAACAAAATAAAAGCGGTTGCCGTGCCCATTACAACCGCTTCTATTTCCCATGTGGAGGCTTTTAGTGAAAAACCTTAATGACTTGATTTGATAGTATCATTCTTTTAAATACTGTTCAAGAAGTGATTTGTATTCAGCCTGATGAGCTGTCGCACCAAACTGTAAAAAATGCTTTCCTTTGATTCCTCGGCTGGTACCGAATTCCTGATAAGGTGCATACTCGACATTTGTACCGATATAAACAGTATTTTCTTCAGGTGTTCCAATAGGAGTATCACCCGGAGGTGGACCATAAGATTTTTGGGTTGCCCAATTGACGGAATTCTTTAATCTGCCTGTGTCAACAGGTGCCTGATCTGCTGCGGTACCTGCTGCATCTTCACCAATTCCTTCAAGCCATGCAAGGACCTGCTCATTCATGGCTTTAAGAACTTCTTCACTGTTGTCTGTAAAATCTATTTTAACATCTACGACTTTAGCCATTTTTGTTCGCTTTCCTTTCTCTTTGTTTTTCAACCCTTTCAGCTGCACCGCTTGCCTTTTCCTTAAACTTTTCTTCCTTCTCGTCTCTGGATTCCTTTACGGATTTCCAATCTTCAGGATAATTGTCTTTCATAAAATTCTCGTAAAGATTACCGTCTTGCGAATGGTCAACACCGTTAAGCCTTAAAGAAGCTCTGCACCTGCAATTATATATTTCTTCTGGATCGCCTGCAGGATCACCCGGATATTCAATCGGTGTGTCGATTATTCCTTCACCAAAATATCCATTATCATCCTGATAAGTTCCGTCTAATAAAATATGCGTGTCTCTGGTCCTATCGTCATGGGTTGCAGACCATTGGAATCTGCAAGGCACACCTTTTTCTTTTATATCGTGATAAGCTTCATTCCTTCCGAGGTTTTCAGCTGCGGTCATTCCTGTCCTTGCGGTCCTGATCGCTGCGTTTTCATCCATGCTCGTTACATTCTGGATCCTTTGAGCTGTGTTAGGTATGCTGTCACCGTTCAAAATGCTGTGCGTAATCTCATTATTCAGACGGTCTTTATTCCATGTGTAATCTTTTTCTTTATTAACATATTTCAGAATATCAGGATTGTCTTTTATCAATGC